TATATTTACGCTTCCTAAAGAATCTGTTCCAAGAACAAGGTATGTCGTGTAGAGATAGTAATTTAATTCTGTTTCTTCTACCCTATGTTCCGTTTCTAAAACTGTCCAATAACCACTATATGAGCCAACTGTGTCTAAGTAAACAGGTTTGCTTGGAGATAGTTTAGAGTCTCCAAAAACTACAGCAGTGGCTCTGTAAGGGAATTTGGTGTTTTCATCAGCAGCTTCTGCTTCATAGGTAGCGACTTCAAAATCGTTTACAACCACCTTAGTAGCGTACTTATCAAATAGCTCTGTTTGAGCTTTTTTTCTAGTAGGTGTTGAACGTTTTTGCTTAGTTACTTGAATTAATTCAGCAGTTCTTGGGTTTATACCAGTGACTGCAGTAGCAGACTTGTCTGACAACCCGTGAGACAAAGTTTCTCCAATTACAGGGTTAAACTCGTATATGTGTTGAGCACTTTTAACTCCGTACTCACCCCTAGTAAAATACAAAGCTTCAGAAATGTTTTCTGTAAACTCTTTTAAGTGAGGCTGAAAGTACAAGGTAGTCCCCTCTACACTTAAACTGTATCCACATTGTTTTGCTAGCTTTCTTAAAAACTCCCAATCAGTTAACCCTGCTTGAGATATTTGAGGGTAAACTCTTGGATGAGGCTCAATCTTGTAAGAAAATCCATTCTCTATAGCAATTTTTTGAGCAATTTCACTAGCGGTAACATTTCTAAACACATCTTGGCTAGCTTGACGCATTACATAAGAAGCTCCAATTGCTGAAACTTCAATAAAGTTAGATGCTCCCGTCATATCAGCTTTAATATCGTGAACGTACCCAACAAACTCTCGTTTTCCAATGGTTAATGTTATTGGGGTACCTGGCTTAACTCGAGATATATCTACTCCCCAATCACGAAATTGAATAGTTGCAAACTCATGGTTAAACAGCCCTTGTTTGATATAGGCAGTGTGAACACGTTCTGGCTGAGCAGCGCTGGTAGGAAAACTAACTTTTACACTATTAAACACGAGGAATCCTTAAAAAAGTACCGGCGGGTATATTTTGTATGTCTTCAATTTCAGGGTTAGCTTCCATAATTATCCACCAAAAACCTGGTTTGCCATAAAATTTCATAGCAATATTGTCTAGTCGTTCTCCTTGTTTATATGGGTACTCTTGATATGTAAGAATACCTAACTCGTCAAATTCATAAAAAACAACTGGGTAGGCATCTTCATCAGGCTCAAAAGAAATAAAATCAACAACAGAAAGCTCATACCGTGAACCTAGTCTAATTGGCATTATTACACCTTCCTGCTTGTAAGCCCTGCAGTTGCAAGGACGTTTAGTGATATTGATACATTTGTAGAAATAGGAATCATGTCAGGCGTAAACCTCATATGCTGAACTCCTAAGCTGGTGACGTATCCTTTGTAAGCAAGAGGGCCGATGTCAATATTTAACAGTGTAGGCATTAAAAATCCAATATCAGCTGTTTGTATTCCACGTCTGTTAGTCCAAACAGTGTCTCCCGTTCCAGGACCATTAATAGCTCTGTAGAGGTACTCAACATCTGAAATAGTTCCTCGCTCAAACAAGTCAATTAACTTGTCTTCCAATGCTTCAGCACTAGTTTGAAACGAAGTGTTTCCACTGTAGTATTCAGCAAACTCTCTTACTGAGTTCCTTAACAAACCTCTTTCGGTTACTTTATTGTCGTAAGATTGGTCAGGCCTGTATTGAGATACTTGAGCAGCAGGTACCCCATAAATATTTGATGTGTTTAGTCCTGGTCGTTCAAATTTAGCGTTTGCACAGGCAAAGTCATTGGTTCTGTCCAAAACTATATTAAACGTAATTGTTTCAGTAGCTGGAAAAGCCGCTACTAAAGATAAGAACATATCTTTTACGTCTGGAGTTGTCTCCATCTGTACCTGAACGGCTGTTGAAAAAGATTCTGGGTTCCATAGGAATTGGAAACCGTACTTTCTTTCATTGTCTGAAGCTTGTTTTGCTATTTTTTGTGCGTCACTACTGGAGTCCGAAGAGCCAACTGTAATATCTAAGTTGGCGCTTGAATTCCACCATAGGCGACCACGACGGTAAGCTTCGCTAGAACGATTTGGTTTTCCAAAGTCGTTGTACCCACCACCAACATTGTTTACCAAAGTAGGTGTTAAAGGCATACTCCATTTGTGAGGTGGCAAATTCCATTTGTATTCACTTGGGTCTGCTTCTGGTTGTGGAGACGGAGTAGTATCGCCATCAGTAGCAACTTCTGCTTTAGTTTTGTCTTTTGTAGTAGTTTTAGTTTTATCTTTACCGTCTTTTGAGGTTGACTTAGTATCTTTTTTAGAAAGTTTATCAACTAGCGGTGGAATAACAATAGTACCTACGGTAGCTACTGTAGCTGCTCTTCCAAGTGCTTTTTTAGTAAGTACTTTTGAAGCAGCGCTGCCAACAGCGTATCCACTTGCAGTTTTTGTAATTTTGCTGGTTCCAGGCTTTGCTGCTTTAGCTGATTTAGCAGCCCCTTTAGCAACTTGAGCCGCTGCTCTTTTTACTTGATTTTTTGCAAGTTGTTTAGCCGCTAGTCCAACGCCGATTCTGACTGCTCCTGCAACAATAGGTGCTAAAAAAACTGGCATTATCTACTCACCGCCATTCTAATAGCATCTTCGTTAACAAGGATGTTTTTAACTTCTCTTGCAAGTTTCTTTTCGTCAATTGCAGTTCCTTTAGGTACATTAATGTTTACAACTACTCCACCATAATTAGTATGTGTGCTGCCACCACCAATTTCACTTCCACCAGCTCCACCGCTTTTTGCAAATAAAGGTGTTCCTGATTTCATATCAAATAAAGATGTGCCAGATACTCCAACACCCTCTACGGAGTTTGCTGAATAAACACTTGAAGCAGAGCTAGAGTCTAGGGAGGCTGCTCCACTTAAGTAACCAAGTGGGTCTACCTTAGACTCGCCTCGTCGTACTTCAAAGTGTAGGTGAGGACCAGTACTGTTACCTGAGTTTCCGCTTAAACCGATAACTTGTCCAGCTTTTATAGAAGCACCTTCAGGTACGCCTTTGCTAGACAAATGTCCGTAATAACTTGTGTACCCATCGTCATGTAACACCTTTACATAGTTACCAAATCCGTCAGAGTCATACCCAGTAGGTTGTACTATTCCATCTTTAACAGCCATCACTGGAGTTCCTGTAGCAACTCCGTAATCCACTCCTCCGTGTGGCCTTCCATAAGATGGGCTTTTCTTTCCGTTAAATACCAAATGTCGTACTTCACCGTAAGGACTAGTTATTCTAGGGCTTCCACTTAAAGGTTTGACTGCTGTGTACATGGCTTCGTTGCCTTCGCCACCGCCTTGACCACCACCAGGCTCTTCGTCAGTCATGTCTGTATTAAATAATTTGTTTGCTCCGTAAGTCACGCCTGCTGTAAGAAGAGCTGCCAACCCAAACTTTTTAAACGCGCCGCCTTTTCCAGCACCTCCGCCAAATAGAGCGCCTAGGAAAGAAGTTATTCCGCTAAGAACTAACCCACCTATACCACCCATTAACCCGCCAAGTCCGTTATTTCCCCCACCAGCTAACGTCTCTAGTTTAGAGAACTGTTTAATGATGTAACCAAAATCGTCTACGTGTTTATTAAAGTTTTTAGCAGCCGTGGTAAGAAGCGTGTTAGCTTCCATAATTCCTTGAATTTGATAATCAGATGTAGAAGCAATAACATCGGAAGCTGCTGCGTTTCTTTTTGCTTCGCTTTGAGCAATATCTGGAATCAACCCACTGTCTTTTAACGATTGCAAATCTAATTCTGCACCAGATGCTTTTTGCATAATTGCATTAATGATGCCCATTCGTAGTTCTGGCGATTCACCGAAGTATTGATTTAAATAAGAATAAAGAGCATTACCTGGCTGCAAAGATAGAGCAATAGCGTCTTTTGTTATTTTCTTTCCACCAGCTGCACTGGTTAATTGCTTCCACACATCGTTAGCAATATCTTCAGGCTTTCTCATAAAGCCATCGGCACCTCGTACATTTATGCCAATCATACGAAGTTTGTTTACGCTAGATGCTTGATTTAAAGCAATAGCGGCAGACATACCACCTTGAATACCTACTCCAGGCGCAAGGTTTGAAAATGTAGCAGCTGCGGACATGGAATCGTTTCTTCCAAAGCCCGGAAGCATTCCAGCGCTTAAACCCATCATTGCTGCACGGGCTGCATCTTCTGGTTCAATTCCTGTTCCAGTTTGCATCGCTCCGCTAATCATGCGGCGAGCTCCGCCATTAGTCATAAAGTTTAAGCGAGCTTCAGTAAAGTTACGTTCAATTGCTTGTTGGTTTGTAGGAAGCATTGTTGCAGCAAGACCAATTCCAGCTACAGCGTATGGAAGAGCTCTAGCTACTGCTCCACCAAAACTCATACCACTAGAGGCTTCACTAGCTGCTTGTTGGTTTCTATTAGGAG